AAGAGGATATGGATCCGTCATTTCTGCCCCTAATACAAAAACTGAGCCTACAACTGGTGAAAATCAATATATGGATAACTTACCGTGCCTTTCATATATTTTCACTAATTTCGGTTCGTCAAATAAACGTACACTTATCTCAAACAATATTTTTCATGATCAAAATGTTAACTCCGCATCAGAAGTAAGCGCCGGACGTCCAAGTGGAAATACTGTTATCTCAAATCCTTCAGGAAGCGGTATCATTGTCAAAAACAATGTAGTCAATCAAACTTACTTTACTACAGGCATTGGTACCGGCGTAGGTAACTAATGTCTACCAATAATCTTTTTAAATCAGATTTATATAAGATACACAACGTAGTTCAAAATTCTATGATTGTGTATCCTAAAGAAGTTATAATTGCAATCTTAAGAGATCATTTCTCTAAAGATAGTTATTATCATTATTCAAAAGATCCTTGGGGATTTGCAAATACAGTAGATCATACTGATTTACCTCTAGGAGCTGGTCTTCATGATGAAACGACTACTAGAATCTTTATTGGCGAAAACTATAGACAAGATAATATCTATTATCCAGCTGTTTTGATTAAACATGGTGGAAGTCGTTCAGTACCTATCTCCATAAATAGAGAAGAAGGCGCCATTCAGTGGAAATTTACCGAATTTGATGATGGTTATGGCAATAAACTGTTCTTCAAGTCTCCTCAATCTTTTTTATTTCAAGGAGCTTGGGAAGGTTCATTAAATATAGAGGTTCAAACTAGAAGTTTAAGATCAAGAGATGATTTATCAGAAATAATAGCATTATGTTTAACGGATATAACTTTTAAGGTCTTACAAAAGGCTGGAGTCATCGTAAAACCTATTTCAGTAGGGGCTCCATCTGAAACAGATGATAGAAATGACAAGTTATTTAGGCAAAATATCACATTAGAAATAAGGACTGAGTGGAGAAGGGAAATTCCTGTCGGCAATTTAGTTGAAATAATAAACTTTTCAATGGACTTTGCCGACGTGATTAATAGTACTCCAACAGCCCCAAACTTAACTGTTAATAACAATTTTAGGTTAATTGACAACTTAATGAATGCCTTATTTGAGGTAAAACCTCAAAAATAAAAGATAAAAAGAGTAATCTAAATCCGTAGAATATATCAAGAGAATAGTAATATTTCTACATTTTATAGACAATCTATAATAGGCAAAAGGATTTAATATGGCTAACATACCAGGCGCAAGCAGTGCTCTACCGGGCGTAATCGTTGATGTAGTTACACAATCACGTGGCGCTTCAGTTCCGGGTGGCATTCGTATTGCTGCTTTTATCGGAGAAGGCGCAAGAACAGAGGTTGTAGTATCATCAGCCGCAGGTGGTGGTAAAGATGGTCTCGATCCAACTTATACTTCTTCATCAGGCAGCGATGGAAGACACTTCCAATTAAGTTTATTTCCTTTAGTTTCTAACAGAGTAAGAATTTTTAGAAACGGAGTACCTCTTGTTGGTCTTGAGTCACTAATTGATGGTGACCCATTTAACAATGCCTACGATTTCAGAATTGATATTACAACTGGACGAGTTGAATTACAAAGAGCTTACTTGGTTGATCAAGGTGGTGCATTCTATGTGCCACTAAGTACAAATGTTGGAACTGGCGCTATTAATAGCCTTAGCCTAGTAGATGTTAACGCGCCATCTGAAACATGGACCATTCGTTGTGTATCTGTTCAAAGAGATGCGTTTAACGCACCGATTGCTAATACTGCAAAGTTTATCGCATTCGGAACAATCTCTGGAGCAAAATTAGATGCAAACGGAAATCCAGTTGTATGGATTGCAAATAACCAAGTAGTAAGTAACGGAGTTCTTTCCTTCAGTATCGCAGAAAGCTCCCCTCCATTTAGAGAGGGTGATGGATTCACTGTAAAAGTAAAGAGCGGAGTTCTAAGCAGAAACGATTCTCTTACTGCCGAGTATATCGCAATCGCTGATCTAAATGATCCAGAATTTTTAGACAGCATTGATAACATCACCAAGAAGCACGGTCTTTCAAGCTTAGACAATAATCTTTCTTTGGGTTGTCAGTTAGCTCTTTCCAATAGCGCTCCCGGTATCTTATGTGTACAAGCTGCACCTCCAATTCCAAGACGCACTTCATTATTGTTAGTATATGAGTTTGATTCTGATTCATCCGATGATGACGATTTCATTTTCCCATTCCCTCTTGGTGTTCAGCCAGATGCGGACGCACAAATTCATTTCTTTATTAGAAATAATGCAACTAACGTTGAAACTCAAGTTCTTCCAAACAAGTTAGACTATTATACTCTTGATACTGGCGGCTTCCCAACTACTAATCAGTTTATTACTGATAACGTTGCGGCACCAGGTGGATATTCCTTCTTCTACACCGTAGTAAGCAAAGAAGCATCCATCTTATCTGGATTTGATGGTTATCTTGCAAGAGACCCATCAACAATTGGAAATGAAGGCTTCTTTAGCTACAGCACTCCATTTGACTCAAGCTATATTGGTAAGAAACTTAAAATTATTGATGCAAAGAATGTTGCCAACGATCATACTAACCATGACTTTACCAACACAATCCCAGTCGACGGATATTTAATTATCAACGACGTATCAGATGGCGTTGCACATGTTGGTTTTGATTCATCTGTCAGCCCAACCTTTACATTCACTCCAATTACAAATCATCCAACTCAAGATCTTGCATTCCAAGTTGTTGAGCTAGATGGAAGCAGCGTTGTAGGGTTTAGTGGAACTGACGGTTATATTACTGGCGCATCGGGTACTACAGCTACATTCTGGGGTCCAACCACTCTTCTTGGAAATCTTACTTCTCCAACCACCAGACAATTAAAGATTACTGAGGGTACTGAGACTTGGAACGGAATTTACGATATCCTATCAGTAGGTCCAGGCGACGGTTATGATGGTTATGCAAATATCAGAAAGGTATTTGATAACGAAGGCGCTCTAAGATTCGAAGTCATTGATCCAGATGAAGAGAGCTTCTATGTTGTTCTTAACCACAACGTTGCTCCAGAAGGAAATGCAATTAGAATCAGCTATGTTGATTCAAAAGATGCAGCCTTCTTCGACGCAGGATGGATCACCGCTCTTGAAGCTCTTGAGTTAGTTGAATGTGATATCTTAACTGTATTACCAAAACAAACTAAGTCAATTATCTTCCAAAATGCCTTGCAACACTGCAAGACCATGAGTCAGAACAAAAATAAGAAAGAAAGAGTTCTATTTATGGGAGCAATCTCTGGACTTAAACCAGAAAATCTTACCGGAGCAACGGCAGCAGCTGTTGAAGATATCGGAGTACTTGAAGGAATTCAAGGAGACGAAATCACTGAAATCTTGGCAGGAAACATTGAAGACTTAACCAACTACTCTATTGCCGACTCGTTCGGAAATACGTTTAGATGTGTTTACTTCTACCCTGACCAGATCGTTGTTCAAGCTGGTGCAGATAACGTCCTTGTTGACGGATTCTACATCGCAGCCGCAGCAGCCGGATATTTGTCCGCAGTAAGCAGAGTTGAAATTCCTCTTACTAACAAGGTTCTTTCCGGATTTACAATCTTACGTAACAAGCAATATTCTCCAACTGTTCAAGAGCAAATCGCGGCAGCAGGAGCAACCTTACTTATACCAGTACAAGGTGGTGGAAACGTTATTTGGGGTCGTACGACAACTCAAAGCGGAGCGCCAGAAGAAGAAGAAATTTCAATCGTCTTCATCAGAGATCGTATCGCCAAGGCAATGAGACAAGGCTTCAAGGGCTACATTGGTATCCCAGAAGACGACAACACTGGCTCTACCCTTAGCGCCCGTGCTATTGGATTGTTAACTTCCTTTATTGCACAAGGATTGATTACTCAGTACAAAGATTTACAAGTACAAAGAGACTCAGTTGATCCAAGACAATGGAACATCGCTGTAAAAGTACAACCAACCTACCCAGTCAACTTTATCTATATTAGAGTCAGTATTGGAACACTATAAAGTAAATAAGTTTGATATATAATAATTAGGGAGTAAAAACAAATGGCTTATCCAAATACAGGTTCTACATTATTAGGTCCTAACGGCGCTAATAAAACCAGCACTGGTATTTCAACTAACATTGTTATCAAAGTTGGTCCAAATACAGTAGGCGCTGTGCAAGAACTATCAATTACTGAAAATCGTCCTATCTTTATGGTTGACGAAGTAGGAACAGATGGTCATATCGACTCTGTACCAAACAAATCAACTGATATCTCAGGAAACTGCGCTAGAATTAGATTTGACAGAATGAGAATTGCTGAAGCTTTCAGCCGTGGATTCGTTCACGTTGCTGCACAAAGAGTTCCTTTCGATATCGTAATTATCGACAATTGGAAGGGCGATGGTAATTCAGCTTTAATTACAACAATCAAGAACGTATGGATTGAACAAATCAGCTATGCTTATAGAATCAGCGATTGGGTCATTACAGATACCATGAACTGGAAGGCTGAGACAATTTATACAACTCTTGCTAACGGTAATGCGGCTCTTCAAGGCGGCGAGCGTAACATGCCTCTTGCAATTGACCCAATTGAGCAATCAACTGACGTCGGTGGCAGAAGAGGTTCATTGGATGCAGCAGGTCTTCTAAATGCCTTCTTACCATTCTAATTAAAAACAATAAACTCCCTTTTAAACGTAAAACACCTTATACTGATATATTAATTAGTGTAAGGTGTTTCTTTTTGGGAGTAAAAAATAATGGCAAGTATTAAGAGTGATTTAACCAATAAAAATTTTGCTGGTAGCGCAATGAGACAATTTGATGTTCCAGATGAAGATGAAGATCAGGGACCAGATATTGTTGAATTAAATAAGCGTATGGCAGAAAGAGGGCTTCCTCCAGTTGATGAAGCTACTGTAAGACAGATGTATGCAATGCAACAAGGTGCAGGCGGCGGAGATGGTGGCGGACGTGGTGGTAATAGACCAAAGCCACCTCCAACAGAGACAGAAAACTTATATGAGACAGAGCGTGTAATTAAAGAGGCTCGTGTAGCCAAATTACATGGAAAAACTCGTTTAAATGAAGGAGCAAGGCGCAGAATTGAAATACTGTGTGGAATGACTCGTTCAACGAGAACGGCAGATCTTGATGGAACAATTTTTTCATTAAGAACGCTTAAAAATAAGGAATTAAGAGAAGCTCTTGTACTAGCATCTGAATTTGATGGATCTGTTGAATCTCCGTTTGAAATTAGAAAGCAATTACTTGCGCGTTCATTATATGAAGTCGCCGGAACTGATATTACTTTGTTTTTAGGAGATTCTTCTTTGGATGCAGTTTATGAATTTTTAGATGAAATAGATGAAAATCTTTTAACTCGTTTGTATTCTGAATATTTACTTTTAACTGATGAAGCGGCTAAAAAATTCGCAATTAAGAGTGAAGCAGATGCAAAGGAGGTTGTAGAAGACCTAAAAAAATAGTAAACGAGCCGGAGCATAGGTTTGTCTGGTTCTTGTGTAAACACTTTAATACAACGCCAGAAGATGACCGTATAGAAAACATGGATCCATTGATGAAAATATGGATGTATGAGAACTGGCTCGAAGATTATAAAGATAAATCAGAACTAGCTAAAAATCACGCATATTTATTAGGATCTTTCTGGGATCCAAAGGCTGTTCAAGATATGATGGGAACTTCAGGAAATGTTGTGGTTTCTAGTGAGAAAGAATTTGATGAATCTACTGAACTTGTATTGAGAGATAGAGATAAGTCACCTGTTACTGTTAAGAAAAAACGCAGACACAGAATAAAAGGCTAAATTAAATGGCAAATGAGGATACACAATCTATTCAAGAGAATACAGCTGCAAGAAAAGAAGCTATTCCTGTTGTTTCAGAACATACTGAAAAAGAAAAGGCATTTAGCGCAGCAGTTAAAGAAGGTAAAGAAAGTGTAGAGGGGCATTCAATATCTATTAAAGGTGCCGCCGAAGGATTTGCTCATTTTACAAATTTAATTTCATAT